CAGTTTTTGCAATATCTGACTTATCCTCTATAAGTAAAGGAACTAACTCATATCCTGCTTCAGGGTCTGCCCAAGTTACAATTATTTGATTATATCTATTTTTAGCCCCTGTTCCTTCATATGAAAAACGTCCATCTACCGATCGGCAGTTTTTGCAATATCTGACTTATCCTCTATAAGTAAAGGAACTAACTCATATCCTGCTTCAGGGTCTGCCCAAGTTACAATTATTTGATTATATCTATTTTTAGCCCCTGTTCCTTCATATGAAAAACGTCCATCTACCACATTAGATTTTGAGAAATTATACACAGAGTCAGAAGGCAAATCAGGAACTAATGTAATTTGATTATCTAACCAATAAATTATTCCTAAAAATGTAGTGGCCATATCTTTTAAAACTTTATATACGTCAGTAGCTTTTGTTAAAAAGATATTCATTCTATATCTAGGTTCTAATCGTTCAACCCTAGATGATGGATCAAAAGTAGCATCTGGATTACGAGAAAATCTAAATTCAGTTCCTACCGTATTTGCACTTGCTCCAAAATCTGACCAAGTCGTTGTACCTGCAACTTTGATTTTATAATACTCACCAGTTGTTAAATTGCCCAAACCCTCTGGTTTGCCAGTGCTTATTAATTCATCACAATATCTAGCTACTCTATATAAAGAGTACTTATCTATATTATAATTTTTTATGTACTGTCCTGCGCCATATCTGTTGTTTGTTACTATATCGTAAAAACACCACGCAGGATTATCTGTATATTGAAGAGTATTTTTAAAACTACCGTCCCAAAATTTTTCGTACTCTGCTTTTCCTGAAGTAGAATACTCTCGAGGGGTATAAGAGGAGGGAATTTGTACAAGTAATCCTCTCATCTCATATGTTCTTTTAGGTACTCTACTATACTGTCTTGAACTAAATATAGTATTTACTAAAGCACTATAAGGGTACGTAAATTTATCTTTAATAATGCACTGTATTTTAGTTACAGTTGCATCTGCCGTTAAAAAATGTTTTGTTTTATCATCAATAGATGTAGAAGAAAAGCCCCTAGAACCTACAGGTAGTCCTGCACTTCTTGTCTGTCTAGCAATTTGAACAACAAAAGTATCAAACGGTCGAAAAGACTCTAAATCTATTATATGTTCAAATGATATTCCCGCCCTAGTTCGAGCGTGGTGCTTAACATTTTTTCCAAATAATGTTATCCAATCCCCTGTAACTCCATTAGTAGTAAACTTTATTCTAAACTTATATATTGCGTAGGCTACAGATAATGCTCCATCCTCTTGATTCATGGAGTTTAAACCTTGAGGATAAGTAATAATTATAGAAATTTGATCCATTTCATTTAATTTTGCAGTATTTGCAAATGCACTAGAAGGTATTTCTGTGGGATTTGGATTTGTATGATTATTTATATCTAACCCACTTGTAGTTGTTCTATTTACAGTTCCGCTTTCTGGATCAGTATTTGGCAGTCCGTGAATATCTTTAATAGGAATTGCTTCTCCTGTAGTAGATCCATAATTTGAAAGGGTAGGATCAGAAGCACTCGGCTCTAGTATTTTTAATTCTCTTATTGTTACGCCGTTTAAATCTCCATCATTTGCAACATCAGCCCCTACTTTTCCTACTTCTATTAAAGGATCTTGTGAAATATAGCCCCTGCGCTCTTGGGCAAACAGCCCTTCAATTTTATTAAATGTTCCAAATGCCGCTCGCTGTCTAGTATAAAAGTCTACCCATTCTTGCTTTTCGTCGTCAGTATAATGAGCAGGAGCATTTGCTAGAGTAATATCCCCCGTTTCATCTTCTATAAGCGATTCTGCAGTGAAGTCAAAAAGTTTTGATTCGGTTACTGAAAAAATATAGCTACCGCTTTTTGGAGGATTTTCTGTTACTATCGTTTTACTATTTGGCATACTAGCTATTAAAAACTTTTTAGCTATAAATAGTTTATAAGTATTAATGTCAAAAAGCCCAACAAAAGGATTTTTTGCTTCAAAAACTAATTTACCATTTGTATATTCTACAGTTTCTCCGCCCATTACAGAGCCGTAATCATCTGCCACTAAAAAAGCTTTTTTACTAGGATCATCTACTGTAATCCAATCTGCAGAGTTACCGGCAAATGCACCTACAGGAACATTCGCAGGCTGTACACTAATCATATTAGGCGTAATTCCTTTCTGGGCTGCAGTAGGCTCAGAGTTTCCTGAAGTAATTCGAGAACCAGAAACAATTACTAAATGGTAATCCCCGTCCGCTGTTATAGTATGAGTGCCACTAGAAGTTAGAACTCCGGAATCCCAACTATACGTTGTACCTGTTTGTTTTACAACTCTCCATTTCATTATACCGTTTCCAGTGGCATTTGGCCAACTAATAACGTCATTTTTAGCAAGAGTAAGAGGATTAACTGTAGAAACTCCTGCACTGTATACAATTAAACCATTTGGATAGGTTGAACTAACAGCTACAAATCGGACTGAATTACTTGGAGCACTTACTATACTGTTTGCATTTATAGATGTATTACCAAATTCGCCTGGGTAACTAGGAGGTCCGAAAGCAAAATCAGTAGGTGGAGTTCCAGTAGTTTGAGAAAGAAGAGACCCCCACTGCAAACCATAAAAAGTACTACCGCTGGTTAAATCGTCTATGTGCTGATTCCATACAGTAGTATCATTAAAATTCATTGAGGTTCCAGTAAAAGCAGCAGGCAAACTACTAAAAGATGTAAAATTTGCTCCAATACTAATTTGAAGTTTATTGTCTGAATTTCTAGTGCTACTTACTATTTGTAAGTTTTCTGCTTTTAAGTAGTCTTGTAATATAATACTTTTATTTAGTGCATAATAATTGCCGTCTGAAGTATCAATCATATAGTCAGGCAAGGTTGCACCGGCACCTAAAGTACCTGTTTTTAAACTAAAAGTAATTTTAGCTGTGGGATCAATAGTTGTTCCTAGGGGGCCTTGTGGAGGGTGATACCCTAAGTACTTTGCATCCTTTACAGGAATATCATCAAAAAAGATTGAACCTAAGCCTCTCTTTAACCCAGCTACTGGGCCTTCACAAACAACATCTGTAATAGAGATATTCTGTACTGTAGTCCCTGAGCCTGTTTGAGTAAATACTCGTTCAGTAGTATCAGCACTCCCAGAATTTTGTCCCTGTCCATTATTCCGTCCATTGCCACGGCCTCCTCTATCATGTCCTCTACTACTCATATTAAAGTCCTTGTACTTGAAGCCAGCGAATGAATTCCTGTTGATCATAGAAATTCATAAGATTCCAAATATTTATATCTGTACCGTTACCGCCGCCTTCGTCTCCGCCGCCCCCAGTGCCAATAGGATTATTTGTATCTAAAGGATTAGTTCCCTGTTCTGTTTGATTGTCGGGTATATTTCCTGTTAAAGCATTACCATTGGCATCTAAAAGAGGTTCTCTATGAACAAATACTGCAGTGGCATTTGCAGTTTGAAAACTAATTGGTCTTCCCGGGACCCTTAGTTCGCCGTATAGTATAGGTAAAGGATCTCCTTCAACAATAGTTTGTCCAGATCCTTGGAATAAATAAGAATCCTCTTTTTGTGTTCCTCCATTATCTACTGCTGGATCTGGTGCCATCATTTCAGTTAGTCCTTGCATCAGCAAAGCTCCTCCAAGAACTGCGAGGCCCAAAGCAGCACCTATTGCTAATCCAGAAGCACCTACGGCTGTAGCTGCTCCAAATAGCGTACTTCCTGCTGCGCCGCCTACGACTTGTCCTACACCCGGAACAAATAAAAGAGCTACAAGCACGGCACCTAGTACAAACTTGGCAATACCATCAGATCCTATAGGAAGGGCTCGAATAGTCATATCTCCTGTCGGATAGTGAAGTAAAAGCTCTCCATCATTAGTAATAGGAGTATTATCAACTTCACATACAAATCCAATGCCATTTTCATGGCATTCAACTAAATAGGGTCTGAGTTCCGAAAAGTTACAATCTAAACACTGTATTACTTCTTTAAAAGAATTAACATCCAGTGTAAATTCTTTTCCGAATTTTTCTCCGATTTCTCCCTCTAAGTATACTTTACGCTTCATATCTATATATTCCTACTAAATGTTTTGCCCACATGGGATACAGAGATTCCCTACAGGATAATCTATTTACTGCGTGATGAAAAAACATATCTTTACCTAAATACACTCCGCAGTGATTTGGAACATTTGTGGCTGTCTGAAAAATTAAAACATCATTAATTTCAGGATCAGTAACAGGTTTACCTCCCCATTGTTTTATAATGTCATCACAAAAATAATTTAAATCTTTATCCCACCAGTCTTGTTCAAATAAAGCACGAGGAGGAATACTAATATTTTCTTTTGCTAACCAATCTCGGACAGCTTCAAAACAATCTGCTTCTCCGAATTTATACTCTCTACCTATTAAAGGGTATGCTTTTGTTTTTGGCTGTAATATATTTAGATTCATTTCAGAATCAAATATATAGTAAGGAATTCCTGTAGCATTACATCCACGAATATCTGCTTCACTTGGAGTATTATCTGTATGTATATGATTATGTACTATTGCAAATATATCTGCTTTTTTACATATATCTAAATAATCTTCAGAGGACATTATGAAATCATGCTCTCCTTCTGCTAAGTTTCTGCAGGGAAACCACTCTTTTTTTCCTCTTACTATTCCAATTATTCCACAAGATTCTTTAGGATAATTATTGTTAAAATGTTCTTCTATTTCATTTATCACTTAAATTTCTTCGTACCTATGAAGCCTCCAAAAGGTAAAGGTAAATATGTATCAATTGTTCCAGCAGAATTTGTTTGAAATCTTATTTTACAAGAATTTACACGCTTACCACAAGCATCTAGTCTTTTCCAAAAGCCTCTTTGACTCTCTGGATGTCTATTTGTACTAGGCCGTATTGCTTCGAAAATTTTTGTATGTCCAGTTGCAGTATAGCCTTTTACAAATTCAATAGGAGTACCCACTGCAAGATTTCCTGTTATAGGCTGACTCATAGTAATCGTATATTGATACGTTAAAACTGTTCCTGAAGTATCTGTCATTCCAGGTGACATTGTAAGATTTGTAACAACTCCTCCGACACCTAGTGAAGCGGGGGACACAAAGTACCCATCTATTTTGGCTAGAATTTCTGCAACATCTACTGCATCCCCGGCCATCCATGTTCCATTATATGTAATCTTAAATGTTGTATCGCCTGCACTAGCACCTGAATACGTGGGCTGACCACTGGTGCCAACCGTTGTAGTAAAATACCCAGTACTAATCGGATTTGGAGACCCTCCTATAGATAAAAGTATTTTATCACCTATATTATATGAAGTAGTAGAACTCCATGCAGATAAAGAATTTATATCTATAGAATTATCATTTTCATCAAAAAATTTAGTGCCTCTACTATCTAATGGGAATGTACAGCCTCCTGAGCCGCTTTCATAAAATCCTTGATATTTCCAAGGACAGTACTTACCAACTATATAACGATTAGGTAAATTAACTCCTTCCATGTCTAACGGGCTTGTTAGTTCTAAACTTAATAAAGGGCCAGCTTCTGAAGAAACTCTATTTATGTAGTATACTGCATACGGAAACTGAATTGGACGCTTAGGAGTGTCTCCAACATTAAAAGTATGCTTCAAAAGAGTAGTTCTATAGCAAACTTTTGAACCCACTAAATCTTGTGCTGTAAAAATTCCTTCATTTTCTAAGATTGTAGATACTGTTGTTTCATCTTTAGTTCCATCAGCATTATTTGTAAAGCTACGCGCTAATGCAGGGATATTCGCCATAGTAAGAGTAGGTCTACCAGCTACTCCCGTACTTTTTGCATCTAGTCCTTCTATTCTAATTGGTAGAGACAAATATTCTATAAGCATATTTCCTTCTTCGTCAGGAAAATAAATATTATCTAAATTTAAACCATCAAATCCATTAAAGAAATATGCTACATTTCCTGTAGGTAAAGATACCTCAAACAATTCTACAAAAGAATCTCCGATTTCTTGCAGTTGTACGGCATCAATAATTTCCCCTTGATCTTTTTGTACATGGCCTCTAACATTCCAAGTATATACACTTGGGCCGCCTGAGACTTGTTTTGCAGGAGGAATATTTGATTGAAAAGTTACTTCAAAATCAGCATCTACAGTACTAGAAGCAAAACTAATTTCAAAGAAAGTATCAGAAGTGCCTGTAGTTGGAGACACTTGAGCATTACTAGTAGTTGTTACATTAATGGTATCTTCTGTAACAACTTTGATTCGTAAAGTATCAGTAGTGTAAACAAGATGAAATTGATTTACAAAAGAATCTTGCGTTAGAAAAATAGTATTAGTATCGTCAGTATCTATATCATCCGATGCTTCAATTATTTCTTCTGCTTGAAGTCCAACATTTATACGAGTTTCGGAAACAAAAGTTGCGGCTCCACCAGTAGTCGAGCTGCTAGCAGTGCCATTCACATACTGAGGGGTAGTATTGTAGTGATATAATCTTAGAAAATATGTTCCGTCCGGACAGGTAGTAGTTGGAGCTATTGTAATATTATCCGAACTTCCTGTTACAAATAAAGTGCCAGAAACATTTGTAAAATAGGTAGAATCTACAATATCGCTATCTGACCCTGTAGCATTTACAAGCTTCCAAGAGAACTTTTCTCCTCCACTAGCGACGGAAGGAGTGCCTGTAATGGGAGCACTAGTATTAAAATAATCTCCTATTCCTGCAGTACTAATAGGAACATTAATACTAGACCCTTGTACTACATCGCCCTCTGTTAAAAATCCGAAGTCTCGTGGTAATATAAGTGCTCTAAGACTGAAGTTTCTTTGGTCAGCCGAGGCAATAGGATGATAGTCTCTTTGAACGAAAAAATGCCAATGAGCATATGGATCATGTGCAGAACGCTCTGTTGACTCTGGAGCAACTAGACTAAACGTCTTATTAAACCCAGATCCTGAACTAAGTGTTAAGTCTGGATCATTTCTTGTAGCGTCTCCAGCAGGATTTAATAAGTATACTATTTCTGTTTGGGTTGCTACTGGATTATTAAATACAACATTAACATTAATAGTATCTCCTGTTTTCATTATTGCAGTATAATTACTCGAAACGTCTGCAATAGGTACTTGATAACTAGCAGTTAAAAATTGGTCAAAGTAATAATCAAAAGTGCTCATGGCTCATAAACTCGTCTGAGGGCTGCTGTTAAAGTGTGAAATGTTGAATAAGTATACGCTATTTTGTATTGCTCACA